TATATTTGACTGCTAAAAATTGGTTAAAGAAAGAACAAACCAAAAAAGAAGTAGAAAGTACTAATGGATTTAAAGCACCGTGGCAATGAAAGGTTATAAGGTAACAGAAGCAAAAGATATCTTAAACAAGATATACAAGCATAGAGATAATTACAACAACAAAGGAAAGTATTTAGGTTGGCAAGGAATGGATGAATTTTATTCTATGCAATTAGGAAACTGCACAGATTGGACAGGTTTTCCTATGAGTGGAAAAACACAAGTATTAATGGAGTGCCTACTAAATACGAGTAAGTTCTATGGATGGAAGCACCTTGTTTACTTTCCAGATGTAGGAAGTAATGTAGAAATAGTTGCAGATTTAATTCACAAGCTTACAGGAAAGAGTTTTAATCCATTAGATAACAATGTAATTAAAGACAAAGAAATAACAAATAGTTTAGATTGGATTTTTGAACATTTTAAAATACTAACGAAGTATGATGTAAAAGCTAAATTAACACCATTTGAATTTTATGATTATGCAGTAGAACTTAAACAAAAACACGGATTAGAAACTGCAAGTATTGATAGCTGGAAAGACCTTTCACACCCATATAACGAATACGGAGGTTATGCACAATATTTGGAAGTTGTATTGCCTTATAGAAACCAAATAGCAGAAGACAATAATCTACACTTACATACAATTATACACCCCAAACTAACTGAAAAAGTAAACGGAAAAAGAAACGTGCCAAGTCCTTACGATTTAAAAGGTGGTTCTGAATGGTTTAATAGTGGCAAGTGTATGATAACCGTACATAGAGAAGATTTAAGCTACAACCAAGCAATAATAAACTTTAATAAGATTAAGCCACGTTCAGTTGGTAACATTGGACAGCTTATATTGTGGTTTGATAAAGAAAAGTTCTTATATTATGAGCAAGACCATCCAGCACCTAATGTTTATAACAAGATTTATGCACAACCAAAACACGAATAAATGGATACTTTAGAAATATTAAAAGCAAAGATTAACCTACAAACAACTATAATAAAGTTTACAAGTAGCATAGAGGAGTTACAGGCAAAACATCCAGAACGTAAAGACTTAATTGATTCAATGGTGGAAAGTTTAGAAGACATCAGTCATTTTCAATCCGTGTTTATGCAGTTTGAAGACCAATATCTTTTAGAATGTAAAAGTAATTTACGTTTACAGATGGTTATAAGTGAACAAAAACACGAATTAGATAAGCTTAACATTTTAGTAGAAAACTTAAAAGAGGGTATATAAAAGTGAATAAGATTTATAATGAAAATTGCCTTGAGACAATGGCAAGAATGCAAGACGAATTTATTGATTTAACGGTAACATCTCCGCCTTACGATAATTTAAGGACTTACAACGGATATAGTTTTGATTTTGAAAGCATAGCTAAAGAGCTTTACAGAGTAACAAAAGACGGTGGTGTAGTTGTTTGGATTGTTGGAGACAAAAGAGTTAATCAGGATAAAACTCTAACTCATTTTAAACAAGCTTTAAATTTTCAAAGTATAGGTTTTAAGGTTTTAGATGTTATGATTTGGAAAAAATCCAACCCGATGCCATTTATACAAAAAGACCAATACACGCCAAGTTATGAACTAATGTTTATTTTAACTAAAGGAAAGTTAAAAACATTCAATGCTTTAAAAGAACAATGTAAATACGCTGGTCAAATAGTAAAAACTATTTCAACTAACAAGGAAAGCATAAGAAAATCAAATAAAACCATACCAACAAAAGAATTTAAAATTAAATCGAATGTATGGGAAACGGTATTAGCTGGAACTAATTATGGGCATCCAGCAATATTTCCAGAAAAACTTGTTAATGACCATATATTGAGCTGGAGCAACCAAAACGATATTGTTTATGACTGCTTTATGGGAAGCGGCACAACTGCAAAGATGGCGATATTAAACAACCGTAATTACATAGGTAGCGAAATATCAAAAGAATATTGCGACATTGCAGAAAAACGAATACAACAAATACATCCTAAATTATTTTAATGCCACGATGTAAAAACTGCAAAGAAAAGTTTGAAGTAAAACACTTCAATCAGAAGTACTGCTTTAAAAGTGATTGTGTCAAGGTATGGGTAGAAACTGCAAAGGTCAAGAATTGGAAGAAAGAAAAGAAGAAATTGAAAGAAGAACTTGAAACGGTACAAAGCTTAACTAAAAAAGCACAGGTATACTTCAATGCGTACATAAGAGAACGTGACAAGAACAAACTATGTGTAAGCTGCGATAAACCATTAGGCTCAAAGTATGACGCTGGACACTATTTTAGTACAAGCCACAAGAACGTAACCTTTAATGAAAAGAACGTACACGGTCAATGTGTAGCCTGTAACCAACATAAACACGGAAACCTACTAAACTACCAAATCGGTATAGAAAAACGAATAGGAGGCGAAGAACTAATAAAATTACACGAAGAAGCACACAAAGTAAGAAAGTACACAAGAGAAGAATTGAAAGATATAATAGAAACCTATAAACAAAAAAAGAAAGATGTCAAAGGGACTGATTAGAAACACGAATCAAGTTAAACAGGCTATTGATTTTGTAGGTGCAGAATGGAAAGATATACACCCAAGCGATATTGATGCAGTTCTGGAGTTTGACAATGAACATCTGATATTGTTTGAAGTAAAGCGTAAAGGTCATAGCATACCAAAAGGTCAAAGGTTATTACTTACAAGAATAGTAGATTGTTGGCAACGTAAAGGCAATGCAATTATATTGAAAGGAGAACACGAATGTAATGACACAGAAACTATAATACTTCAAGATTGTGAGCTTACTGCATTGTATTATGACGGATTTTGGAGAAAGCCAGATTATCAATTATCTATTAGAAAGGCGATGAATCTATTAGGTAAACATTGGGATATAAAAAAAATGTTAAAATAATTTCATTTTATAGTTGTATAAACAAAATAAAGTATTATATTTGTGTATACAAATTAATTAAATACTTAAAAAAATGAAATCAATACAAAAAATGTCAAAATTAGAATTAATGAATTTTGTAAAGCAAAAAGATTATTCTAAATATTATAAAATTAATTGGACTTTAAATACTACTAAAGGATTAAGAATACAAATAAGTAATTGGTATCAAAGAGAATTTTTAAATAAATAAACACGTTATGAAAAGATACAAGCAAAATTTAAGATTAGAGGGGAACAAAGTAATAAGCTATACAACTCACGTTGCAACCATTAAAGGAAACGAACTACATCAGCTTGGTTACTGGTCAATGACTACTCAAAAGCACATAAATTATGTAGCTAAAGAATTTAATTTAAATTTAATCAAATAAACACGTTATGAAAGAAACACTATTTACAAAGTTGGCGAAAATCCAACAAGAATTAAAAGCACCAAAGAATCAATTTAACAAGTTTGGCAATTACAAATATCGTTCCTGTGAGGACATTATGTTAGCCGTTAAGCCACATTTAAACGGATTAGTTTTAAGCTTATCTGATGAGGTAAAAGAAGCAGCAGGGTATATGTATGTAGAAGCAACTGCAATGCTAACAGATGGCGATAAAGTGCAGATAGTAAAGGCACAAGCTGGTATAGACCCAAATCGTAAAGGAATGGATATAGCGCAGGCATTTGGAAGTAGCAGTAGTTATGCTCGGAAGTATGCTTTAAACGGCTTATTTTTGATTGATGACACCAAAGATAGTGATGCTACTAATAAGCACGATAAACAAGCGTCTAAACCAAAGATGTCAAATGACAGATTTAAGGAGGCATTAGTTGCTATTGATGACAAGAGGTATACTCTGGAACGTCTAAAAAACGAATGGGAATTAACTCCTGCACAACTTAAGCAACTATAATATGTTAAAGATTAGATGTAGTGCATTGGGTAAAATAATGACCAATAGCAGAAGCAAGTCTGAAGTATTGAGTAAGACTTGCAAGACCTACTTACAAGAATTAGCAATAGAAGAGATGTACGGAATACGTAAAGAATTTTCAAGCCGTTACACAGATAAAGGCAATCTTGTAGAACGTGAATCTATTGATTTAGCACAAGAGGTTTTGGACTTTGGATTTATGTATAAAAACGAAGAACATTTTAACAATGATTTTCTTACAGGTACTCCAGACGTAAACACGGATACAATACTTTTAGATGTAAAGAGTAGTTATGATGCTACAACCTTTCCATTCTTTGCAGAAGATATACCAAACAAAGATTACTTTTATCAGTTGCAGGGTTATATGGCTTTGTGTAACAAACGCAAATCAATTCTTGCATATTGTTTAGTAAATACACCAAGTGAAATAGTAGAAGATGAGATAAGGCGTGAACATTGGAAGAATCATTTAATAGATGAATCAGAAGAGTTAAGGGCAGAAGTAGAGGCACGACACAACTTTGACCATATACCTACAGAAAAACGAATCAAGACGTTTGAAGTAAGATATGATAAAGACGTTGTAAAAGCCATCTACGAAAGAATAAAAGAATGCAGAGAGTATTACAAAACATTAATAGATGAAAACACGAAAGACTGATATTGTTACAATAAGAGTAACAGAAGAAGAGAAGAAGCTTTTAAAAGAAAAAGCCAGGCGAAAACGAAAGACGTTAAGCGCCTATATAATAAGTAAAACAATAGATTAAGTTATGGAAGAATATTCACATCAAAAAAAATTATATCCTATAAACTGGAAAGGAAAAGATTATTTAGAAAAAGATTGCGGAGATGTTTTTAATTCTGTTTATACACATCCTATGGTTTTAAGAAACGATTGCAGCATATATTTAGGAGAAGGATTGTGTGTTTTTCCTAATGATGAAATGATTGAAAATAATTAATTATGAAAAAAAACAAAAAAACTGAAGCATTAAATATAAAAGTATCTAAAGAAATTAAAAACAAATTAGAAGCTATTGCCTTAAAGCGAGATATTTCATTGTCCCAGGTAGTGCGTGAATATATTTTTACTGGCTGGTATTTTGGCTCACAAAAAAACATTAAATAAATAAATAAATAAGTTATGGAACAAAAGAACAACACAGGAGCAATCTTTAAAAACGATTACAAAAAAACGGAAACACAACCAGATTACAAAGGTAAAGCTTTGATTGATGGTGTAGAAAAAGAAGTGGCACTATGGCTAAATGAAAGTAAAAGTGGTGTAAAGTATTTTAGTGC